ATCGAACAAATCGAAAAAGACATTCAAATTAATAAAATTAATATTGCTCAAAAAGAATTTGAAAGCAATATAAAAGCTTCTGATTTTCTTTACGAAAAGATTGTAGCAGCTGCTAACATATTTAAAGATACAATTTCAAATATAACTCCGATTGGAATTATTCAGCGTTTGATGGGCAAGCAAAAAGAACAAGAACCAATATTAGGAACAGAAGCTCCAACAGACACGCAACGACTTTTAATGGAGACTCAATCAAATGCAGAAGCGGCAAAAAAAGCAGTTAAGGAAGCATCAACATCATTAGTTAGTGGTATTGAAAATATATTCAAAGAAGGAGATATTGCCGCAAAAGAATATGAAAATGCAATTGGATCTTTAAACAACTCAATTATTTCCGCTGGAGGAAATTTAGTTACATTTAGCAGCTTAGTTAATGATGTGTTTAAAAATCTGCCAGATGATATTGCACAAAATAAATTTTCATATCTTACGGCCACAGATCCTCAGTCAATGATAAGTGCTGCGCTGCAAGACACTAAGTTATCAGTTCTTAAATCTGGATCTGCGACAGAAGATACTATTGTTGCCGCCGCAGATAAAGTTGCTCTATTAGAAAAAGAACTTGAAATTAAAAAATCAACAACTACAGAAGCAAAAATCGGGGCTGAGTTTGAACTAGAAAAACTTAAAGAAATTCTTCCATTAAGACTAGAACTTTTAAAAGCAGAAACAGACGAAGAAAGAATAAAAATAATTGATAAAATCATAGCAAAAGAAAAGGAAAGACTTCCTCTTGCAAAGAGACTTGAATCTATTTTCACTTCTTCTCCAGAAGAGCAGAAAAATAGACTTGAAGATACTATCGTACAAGCTTCTGAGCAATTCAAGAGCAACATGATCGATGGTATCTCCGAAGCAATCGAAGGTGGAAAGTCTCTTGGAGAGGTTCTTCAAAATTCTGCTTATGAATTTGTAAAAGCAATCAACAAACAGCTGATGATCAATCTCGTTGATAGTATTGTCGGAAGTGGCAAGAAAGCTGCATCAGGAGGATCTGGATTTTTCAGCAGTGTAATGTCTTCTATTGGTTTTGCTTCTGGGGGAATGATTTCAGGTGGATCAGGAACCAAAGACGATGTTCCTGCAATGTTGATGGGCGGCGAATATGTTATCAACAAAAAGTCTGTTGGTAGATATGGACCTAAATTCTTGGAAGCTATTAACAATGGAACTCTTGGAGGATATGCTAATGGTGGGCCAGTTCAAAGTGGAAAAGGTGGATTCTTTGTGCCAGGAACTTATGGACTTGGTGGAATTGAAGGGAGACGCAATTTGCTTGATTTCGCAACTCAAGGATATACTTCTGGAGAAAGAGATGAAATAATCAATCAAGGAAATTATGCTTCTATCGATTTAGAACCAGAAAGTGTTAGATTAACAAATTTTGGAAGAAGCAATAGTCCGCAAGCAGACACAATTAGATCTGCAAAAGAACAGGCTTTTGGTTTGTATACAGAAGACCTTCAAAGAGAAATGGAAAGAAGGGAGCAAGAAAAAGCCGAAAAGAAAGCATTTAAGCGACAGCTTATAACAACTGCAATTATGGCAGCTGGTAGTTATTTTGGAGGAATAGCAAGCCAAGGATTTCAGCAGGGAATCGCTGGAGCGGCAAAAGATGCGACATTCTTTCAAAGAATAGGAGCTGGATTTTCTGGAGTTGGTGAAAAATTTGGCAATTTTGGATCTGGAGTTACATCATTGTTTTCTGGAAATTTACAACAAGCTGGAGATTACTTTACAATGGCACAGTCAAATCTAGCTAATGCTCCAAAAGCTACTTTGGTTGATGAAGCAGTAAAGAGTGCATCGAAATCTCCAAGTTTTAATCCATCGGGTTTTTTAAGTGGATCTAATAATAATTATAATGGAATTGATAATAATATTCCTTTGCCTCCTCCACCAGATGATTATAATGCGATAAGTCCACTTAGTCCTTTAGCTTATAGTGAATTACAAAATAGACAGCAGGTTTTTGATTTAGTTAGAGATCAGATAGAGCAAAATCCAGCGTTTTTTGGAAAAGATCCAGTGCTGATAGAAGCTCTTGCTAAACAGCAAGTTAGTAAATTAGTCGAAAATAATTCTATAAAATCTTATTTGCTAAAAAGGGGTATAAGACCGTATGCTACTGGAGGTTCAATTCCCTCTGCTGGTGGAATTGATACAGTTCCAGCAATGCTTTCAGGTGGGGAATTCATTATGAATCGCTCTGCCGCTCAAGGTATCGGCGCGGGAAATCTACAAGCACTTAACGCTGGTGCAGGAAGCATCGTTACAGAAGAGAAAACTGAAGAATTGAACGATAAGCTTTTAGCTAAGCTTGATGAGCTTATAGAAGCTTCTAGCGCAGCAGGCAATATCACAATCAATGTTGATGGATCAACTGGTAGATCTTCAGAAACAACAGATGGAAATGCATCAGAGCAAAAACAACAGCTTGCAAGACAAATCAAAGATGTTGTTCTTAAGGTTATTCAAGAGGAAAAGAGACTTGGAGGCTCATTGAGAAAGTAAAATGTTTGGACAAATTTCAAATTACGAAAACAAACTTTTCATATCTGGCCAAGAAGTAATTGGCGTAGAGAATGTAGAGTTTTCGTATTCTCAATCTTCTACTGTTTTAAAAGCTCTTGGATATTCTGTTGGTCAGACTATTGTTAGCGGTCCTCCGCAACAACGAATATCAATATCACAAAACTTAATACATAGCGGCGGATTAATCAATTATATTGGAACAAACAATATAAGCGGCAGTATAAATTACAATGGAAACAGCTATGGATTTCGCAGTGGATATTTAACCGAGTATCTAGTTAACTGTGCTGTTGGATCTATTCCAAAAGTAACAAGTAATATTGTTGTTTACGATGAAATGGTTACTGGAACAAAAAATGCATCTGGTTCAATTGCTTCTCCAGCAATTCATATTCCAAATCAGGGATCTATATCTGTTACATGCGATCATGCTTCTACAAATAGAGTTGTGGGTTTTGATTATTCTATTAAAATAGATAGAATGCCAATTTATTCAATAGGATCTATCTTGCCAACAGAAGTAGTTACAATGCCAATTGTAGAATATTCAGCGTCCGTTCAAATAGATGTAGATGACGCCTTCTTGTCTAACAGCACTGGGTTTCTTAACTCTCGCCAAAATAAAAACGTATCTTTCACAATTAGATCTAGAGACAATTCCACAATTCTTCAACAATTAACAATTCCCAAAGCCTCTTTAGTTTCTGAAACTTTATCAAGTTCAGCAGATGGTGGAGTAAAATTAACACTAAACTATATAGGACATTCATGAGTACATTTTACGATAGAAGTAATAACATTGATATTGCTAGTGGAGATAGATTAACTGGTTTATATTACACTCCAGTTTATGGATCAAGAGTTTCTTTTTCTTCTAAGGCTAATGTCTATGAAACAGATGATAGTTATTATAACTTAATTCCATTATCGATAAATAGCTTAGATGCTAAATTTGAATTGAGATTTGACTTAGATGAATCTGGATCTCAAAAACTAGTTGATTTTATAGAAAATAAATCTGGATATATCATGTATGGATTTACAGATGCTTCGGCTTTTTATAAAACAATTAGTGGAGTTACAGATAACTATGCCGTAAATCATATCAACAAAAATCATTACGAAGTTGCTTTATCAATTGAAGTAAATGAAGCTCCGACTCTTTTGAATTGGTCTGGAATGACGTTTGTGAATTCTGGTTTGCAACATTGGTCTGCTGGAACTTCTTATAAAAAATATGATATTGTTTATAGTGGTATAAGCAGCAATAAATTAAATAACTATTATTATTGCACGCAAGATCACAGTTCATCTTCATCAAGTATTGATGGACCAACAGGATCAACTTCAAAATGGACACAATCTTTCTTTTTCGAACCTGATATTGGTCTTCAAAATGATGTTCAAATTAAAATTGGCAAAATTGAATTTAAGAACTCATTCACCCAAAGAATAAAAACTATAAAAAAACATTTAGCTCCGATAAATCTATCTTACAAATTCACAAATATATCTACAAGAGAAGCTAAGTCTATAATGCACTTTCTTGAAAACAAAGCTGGATACAGAAGATTTTTACATCAAATACCTTCTGTTTATAATAGACCTAAAGTTTTTTACGCTCCATCTTGGAATCATTCTTGGAATTATTTAGACTCTCATAATATTGAAGTTAATTTAATTGAAGATCCATTAGGCATAATACCAACAGGAACATGAATCGACAAGTATTAAAAAGCAATTCCGCGTTTGTCGCAATAGGAGATTCTCCAGCTTGGAAAACAACAGAGGATACGGCAAGACTGTTTCAGCTTGTTCAAGGCTGTAACTTTTCAATTACAAATGAACGTCAAAAATTAAAGCAAATTGGAAAGGAACAATACGCTGTTAACCATATTGTTAGAGCACCACAGCCAAATTTAAATCTCAGTTATTATTTAAGTCCATTTTGCAGTAATGAAATCATGCTTGGTTTTGAAGCAATAGAATCTGAGTATACACCATGTGTTAAAGATTTAAACAATAGAGATCATAACATATATGTAATTATTGATCCAGAAGATACTAGAGATGCATTTGATGATTTTAAAAAATCACCTTCTACTGTTAACTTTAGTGGAAAACAAGCTTTAACTTTTGGCAATTGTTTCTTAAATAGCTATTCTGTATCTTTCAACTTGAATTCTGTGCCAGTTGTTGATGTTGGATTTTCTGCTTCAAATCTTAGATTTGAAAATATAACTGGAGGAAGAATATCTATTCCAGCTATCAATAGTGTTTCTGGCAATAATATTGGATCTGGATTTTTAAATCTTTCTGGTTTATATAATTCTTTAACAGACGGATATGTTTCCAACTACCCAAATTCGGGTAATGAGTTTAATCCTCCTGTAGCTTTATCAAACAATAGCTCTTTTAAATTGAACAATCTCCAAGTTGGAGGCATAAGATTAGATACTGTAGGAAATCCTATTTTACAAAGTTTTGATTTGAGTTTGGATTTATCAAGAACAGACTTATATGGACTTGGTAGTAATTATGTTTATAACAGAAAATTGGAATATCCAGTTAATGGAAAAGCTGGAATATCATGTTTAGTATCTGGAATATCGAGCGGGCAATTTCAATCTATACTGACAAATGAGAGCGGATATTCTTTTGAAGTGTCATTTTGCGATTCTAAAAAATTAGTAACTGGTTTTTATAAAATAGAAAACGCCAAACTTGAGAGCTTAGGTTTTTCTTCTAGCATAAACAATATCTTTACATTTAATGCTGATTTTTCTTTTGAGGCAAATCAAACTGGTGGCTTCTTTATCAAAAGAAGTACTTCATTAACTGGAATTTGGGATCAAATAAGCGAGATTTGGAATAATATAAATATTAATTGGGATAATATTTAATTAAAAGTGTAAAAATAAAAGAATGAACTTAGCGGGAAATGCAGTTAATAGTACTTTTCAGTATTTGTTAAATCAAAATGGTTCGTCTATTACGCTTGGAAACGGTAATCCTGTTAATTGGGACGCTGGTGGTGTTGTAGTTACAACTGGAAATCAAACAATTGGTGGAAATAAAACTTTTAGCAGTCCTGCTACTTTTAGCAGTGCGGTTACTTTTAATTCTACGTCTGTTAATTGGGACGCTGCTGGTGCTGTAGCTACAACTGGAAATCAATCAATTACTGGGCAAAAGACTTTTGTCAATACTGCCGTTTTTAAAGGTATTGCTAATTTTAAAGGTACTGCTAATTTTAATGAAGATATAGAACATTACGGAGGAACAGTAAATACTTTTGGAGGGTATTCATTTTTAAATTATTTTGGTCTAGGTGGTCAGAAAAATCATTTTGGAACAGATAATAACGGAGAACTTGGCTCAAGTAATTATTTTGGAAATTTTGAATATAATGAATTTGGAAGTATATCTAGTTCCAACTTTTTTGGAACTGGAGCTACAAATAACTCTTTTGGAAGTGGGGCGGTTAATAATACTTTTGGATCAGGCTTATTCTCTGGACCAATTCGTTTAATGATTCCTCAATTTTCTGGCGCATCTAATCAAAATGGTCAACTTGGCGAAATTAGGATCAGTGGAAGCGGTTTATATATATGCACTGGAATTGCCAGTGGATGGAGAAGAATTTTCCTTTCAAGTTTTTAAATTATGTTAATACAAAATACATCACCAATTACAGTCGAAGCCTCAGAAGAGATTGTTTTTGATTCTTTGTGGATATCTAGAATTATTATAAATACTCAAAGCCCTAATTCAGAAGGCAGAGCTTTAATAGAGGTTTTGCCTTTTAATGCAGATAAAAGACAAGTGTTAAATCAACCCAAGCGTTTTAACATTGCAAATCTTTGGCAAAAGATAGAAGAAACTCCAGAATTTTCTGAAGCAATGGCGAAAATTATTGAAGTAGTTCAACTTCTTGAATCAGAAAATCAAGCAAGCTAACTTTTACCAAAGTCAACTTTGACTTTATTATTTTCGAACGATTTCATTTGATCTGGATGCTTTGCTCCCTTACGTTTCGCGGAATAATCAGAAAAGTATTTCTCTTTAACTGGATCTTTACCTCCAGCTAAAGACGCTCTTTTATCGCTCAGTTCTGCGCTTCTATCGAGAAGATCTCCATATGTGCCTTTTTTGTTTTGAGTTTTATCAACAAATTGTTTTGAGCAAAAAGGATCTACTTGCGAATCGATAGAAGCGTTTGGAACTGTAAAAACGCGATTCCAAGTATTTTCATTTCCATCTTTGCCGAAATATTCATGAACGTCAGTCATAGACTGAAAAACTTCAGCATATTAATCTGTTTCTGTATTGTGGTATATATAAATCGGCATTTTAATTTTTGATTAAAAGATAGAATTGAGAATAACTTCAGCGGTGTTTTTATACGTCATTTTTTCCGCAAGTTTCAAACCTTCAGTATTTACTGAATTACACTTACCAACTGCAAGCTGCATTGCGGATATGATATCATCTTCATTCCAATCAAAGATTTCTCCTTGATTAAATTCAGAACCTTTAGAGAAGAAAAAGTTATCGTAAACTGGAATTTTTCCAGATGGTTCTACGAGAATGCTATTTTCAGAATTTGCCCAGTCTTTGTGAGAAGTTGCATTTAAAACAATACTCCACTTGCCAAGACAAGTTGCGTTGAAGCTTGGTAAATTCCAACCTTCCGCACCACTAAGACCAGTTAAATCAATATCAATGGCATTCATCAATTCATTGACTTCCTTGTTGGTTTTGAGATATGGAAGGAAATTAATATTTGTGTATCTTTTTCCATCCAAAACAGAATTGATTATATTCTGCATTTGCTCTGGCTTAAAAAATGGATTTGTGACACAACAAGTAAGTTGATATCGATTATCATTTCCAAATTTCTTCAACCAAGCCTTGATGATTTTTTCTGTATGCTTTCTTTTTTCAAACTTACCCATCAAACCAAAGTGAACTACTCCACTTAGATAAGTTTTATTATTAATAAAAAAGTCTTTGTCAAAACCCATTGGAACAAAGCT